GTCGAGAGGGGAATAAAATGGGCTGTATGCCTAAACAAACCTCCGGAAGTTGTGACAGGTGCTTCACACATCAGCAAGTACCAATGCCTGAACCGTTTCGCCCGTTATCTTGTCAATAGGGGCACCGCGTTTTGAACGTATCTTCTTTTTCTTGTCCACATATGTCCACTTGTCGAGCCACAGCACGGCCGACTCGGCAACACGACTGTAAACATCAACTAGCTGATCGGAGTTGATGCCATAGACATCGTTCAAAAACCCGTTGAAGCTGTGAGTATCCAACGGCTGCACATTGATAGCACTCTTGATGAATTCAACCCCCTTATCGCCGACCAGCCTGTTAGTGTTACGGTCGACGTAAGGATTTTCGCTCATGGCCTGAGAAGCTTCTAACAACACCTGCGACACTCCAGGCACGAATCGATGTTCAAAGGCGGCACACAGATACTTGCCGCTCATATAATCACGATCATTGACTTGAGAATTCATATTAGATCTCAAGTTCAATTTGCTCAACGCGCGCCCGAACTGAGGGACACCTCGGGTTCCATGTATCCCACGAACATACCGCTTCCTGTAGAATGTTCCGTGCTCTCGTCCCTTGGGAATGACAGGCTCAGGAGTCATGCCGACAGACGGCACAACATGCTTAATAGCCTCGACAAACTCCTCCCGCTTATTGGACGGCACAACCCCGAGGTAATCATCACCACCATGGATGTTAGTACTTTCCTCAATATTGGCCTTCTTCAACGCAGCCAATATCAATACCATTCCCACGTAACTATTAGTAGTTGTCGTGTCCACAACGCCCGACAACAACTGTCCTTCAACCGTAGCTGCAACACCATAACGTGTCCAGATACGCACCTTCGTGTTACGTGCGAACTCTCTAACAAACCAGGCAGGAGCTCCCATTTTCGCATAAAACATCGCTTCATATTTGCGAAATTCAACGCTTTGTGACCCATCGTTATTCTTCATGTCATTCTCCACGAGATCACCAGGGCTGGTCTCAAGTATGTCCCCTATTTCCTCGTTATGCATGCCAGCCGCAAACATAACACGGTTCCCGGTATTAAGGGGATTCTTATCAGAAAAGACATACTTCATTCTCTTGGCCAGCTCTTGCACCACGACACCCGCCAACAGATTGTACATGTCAGTACCTTGGTATACAATCCTAGGCTGCGCCCCATGATCTTTGAGGAGAACCTCTTGCTTCGCGAACCCATGTTTCATGTCTCCATCATAGTTCAACTGAGGCTTCTGAAGGGCCTCAAGCAACCGTGCGGCTTTAGAAGGAGAATACCCAGAGATAAACTCCATTATCATTTCTCGGTCAGGAGTGATCGTCTCCATAGCCAAGAACTTGCTCATTAGGAGACCATGCCCAATTTTGAACTCGTCCATGGACGGGGCCGAAGGGGCATAGTCACTCCTCTTTTTCATAGCATGCATGGTCGCTCCAGAATCATTCTTAGGAACTGTGATTGGTACACCCTCAATGAGCGCCCCCTTGACGACGCCATAATCGGTGGCGTCATCATCTTTAACTCGGCACACATTGATGGATGGTACAAGGTTCTCGAATTTAACGTT